AGCCTGCTTTGCCTGCTTTACCTTTACTTTTTCGCCAACTGGCTCTTGTAGATACTGTTTTCCCCAGCTGGCCATAACGACTTTCGTGGCTTGTTCAATTGCCTCCTGGCTCATAGTTGTTTGGTCGGTTCTCATATAGGTGATATGCCCAGCTTCATAAAGTTTCTGAGCCACTTGCATTGTCTTTTTAGGAGGGCAGTGATAGAGATTGCTACACTGCTGTTGTAGAGTGCTTGTCATAAGTGCTTGAGGAGCGCCCTCAGTCCAAGGTTTTGTTTGGGCATCACGGATCTTTCCCACAGGATCTGCATGATGGTTTTCCAGATAATTTACAGCAGATTCTTCGTCATCTAGGCCTTCTATCATCTTGGCGGGCCACTCAGACTTTATACCCGTAACCGACATCCAAGTTCCTGAAAGATTCCAAGAACACTGCGACTTAAAACATTCAATCTTAGCTTCTCTTTCACAGACTAGACGAAGCGCAGGAGTTTGACAGCGTCCCGCAGATAGAGCGGGTGCCACATGCTTCCAAAGAAGAGGGGAGATTGTAAATCCAATCATCATATCAAGCATTGCGCGAGCCTGCTGGGAGTTTACACGATTCATATCAATCGTTCTCGGATTATTTACAGCTTCTAAGACCGCATTCTTAGTAATTTCGCGAAAGGCCGCACGAGGGTTCGTAAGAGGATTGAGTCGTAGAAGCAGGGCAATGCTGTAGGCAATTGCTTCTCCTTCGCGATCATCATCTGAACACAAGACAATGGTATCGGCCTCTTTGGCACAAGAACGTAGTTGCGCAATTGCCTTGGCCTTCTCTTTCATAAATTCATAGGTAGGCTCAAAGTTTTTCTCAATTCCCACAGAATCAATATCTTGAACAAGAGCACGAATGTGCCCCATGGAGGCAATGACTCTATTTCCAAATCCGAGAAAGGCCTGTATTTTCTGACATTTCGCAGGAGATTCTACGATAATAAGACGCATTGTTTGTCAAACAAACATACAAGAAGGATTCATTTTTTAGCCCAAGTTTAGCCCAAGCATCATTCGTAATGAAGGGAATAAAAATACACTCACTAGAGATTTAGATGGATAGGCCTACCAGTTCGGCAGAAGGATCCTTATATGAACTTGTAGCAAGAGGTCAGAAAGATATCTATTTTTTTAGTAATGACAAATCTGCGATTGTTCCATTTTCTTACGATATGAATACATGGCCGGCAACTCTGGATGAAACTCGTCAGACTCAGCCGTTAAACATGGTAGACTTTGGTCGCTATGTGGAATGGGAGATGGAAGTATTTGGCGACCTATTAATATCAGCAGCATTTGTTGTCGACCTTCCTACTTGGCTTCCTATATCGGTGGCACCCTTGAATCTAAATAATGTAATCTCAGACGCTTCTGGAAATACATATGGATACACTCAGGGAGTAGGGGCATTTTTGTTTGAACAGATTCAATTCTATCAAGATAAGATACTTCTCCAAGAGTTTTCTGGAGACTTCTTGTATGCCTGGGCTCATACTCAGAGTTCATTAAGCCAAGAATCTCTGGCAGTAAAAGAAATTGGAGCGCACAGTGGTTCGGCATTAGATATTCAAAGAAATGCTACTCCTGGGCGTCTCACCTTGAGGCTTCCATTGATTGGATGTGCTCATAGAGAAGAGGGTGGTCTACCCTTCGTCGCCCTTCCGGGTCAGAAATACCGGCTACGTTGTAAGATAAGACGCTTGGAAGATTTGGTAGAGTCATCCAGTTCATCGGTAAAACCGACACCGTGGTCTCGATCAGATTTGATAGTCTCAGACAGAAATGGAAAAAGTACGTCCATCGTTCCATTGACCCGTGAAATTATAGGAAAACCCTTGATAACACTTGAGACAACGCAAAGATATGTTCGCCAAGATTTGCAGGATCTTCTCAGAAAAACACCAAACCAGATTCCATTTATACGACCCTTCGAGAATACATTAAGTATAGATCCCCTTGACTATGTGTCGGTTGGTAATGGAGGGTCATCCTATATAACAAAACGTATTGATGGCCGCCATCCCGCAGAAGGTATTTTATTATTCTTTCAATCAGACTATTGTTTGGAAAGAAATCAGTTATGGAATTTTACAAACCCATTGAATTCTGGAGATTATTATAATACATTGAAGCTCATGGTGGCCGCAAAAGAACGTGAAGATAAACGTGATGCAAATCATTGGCAGCATATATCTCCCTGGACGAAGTGTGAAAAAACTCCAGGAATTCCGATATCATGGATATCATTTTCAGTTGGACCCTCTTATGGCTACAAGGCGCCTGAAATTCGTAAGCCATCTGGAACTCTGAACTTTTCCAGCGCAGACAAGCCCACATTGTGGATAGACATTAAAGATACTCTTCCCTCAACAAGCTCAAATAAAAAAAGAGTAACGATGAGGTCAATTGTAGTTGGTTGGGGAATATATAGAATTGAAGAACAAAGAGGAACCTTAGTCTATGGTAATTAGACCAGATTGTATATATTTAAACAATATTAGCTATTAATATAAAATGCCTACATTATGTTTATCTTGTATTGTTTTTACATTACAAGATAAAGCAGTACAAGAAAATAAATATATAAATATGTTTATAATTTGGCTTACATCACTTATAAAATCAGGAGGTTTACGAGAAGATGATATGGTATATGTTTATATTGATAAGAGAACAATAGAATATATTGAAGCGAATACTATATTTCCTAGTTTACAGAATTTCTGTAGATTTCAATGTGAATTAATTATTCTACCTTCGCCTAAGACAATTCTAGAAGGAATGATGATGAGATATACTATATATCCTTATAAACAAGATGTTTTTATGTATTGTGATATTGATGTGTTTATAGTTAAATCATTACATAACCTAATAGACCAAATGGTAGAAAATCATATCTATTTATCACCAGAGGGATTTTTAAAAGATGATATATACAGTGCCGATTTACCAAGTAATTATACTATAGACCCTAGCGCAGTTGGAATTAGTTCAGGGAAATTTGCAATATATGGTAAAGAGCATCGTGATTCTTTATTCAAATTGATTAACTCCATATGTAAATATGATTCTACATATTATACAGCAGATCAACCATTTTTTAATCATGTGATACTTCTTAAACTTCCTAGTACACTATCACGATGCTTGGATTATAAAATATTTGATTCTCCAGCTGTATCATTTAATACTCAAGAATATGATGCAGATAAAACAGTTTTAATTGATTGCGCAGGGGCAACTGGAAATGGCCAAATACATTATGATAAGATGCTCTCTATTCTATGTTTATTTTATTGTGGGGATCTTAACTAAAAAATCATTTACATCTGCTTAGCTTAAGCGCCTAAGCCTCTTTCTGGGACTTATTGAGAATACGAGTTGAGCGCCGCAGGATAACATCTTCCTTTACAGGCTCTTTCTGAAAATTACGCTGGTTGGTGTCATTCACAAGTTTCTGGAGATTCGGATAGATTTTCTTGATATACTCTTTTTGAGCCTCCTTAACTCTGTGACGAATGATGTTATCATTTAGCTTCAAGCTATGGCTACAAGAAGGAAGAATTGGAACAAGACCAGGCATATCAGAATAATCAGTGTCATCACATTCAGCTTCTTCGATTGGAACTAGACCAGGCATATCAGAATAATCAGTATCATCTTCAGCTTCTGCCTTCTTTGCTTCTTCAATTAGATACATCCGATTAATAATCATCGCACATGACATCAAGTTAAAGATTGATACATAAATACCGAGTAGAGAAAGCAGGGTCAAAGAATCCCAGCGGTTTAGAAAGGAAATTTGCTGAAGGAATGTGGATAATACAAGAGGCAGCAACGACTGTTTTACCAAGATATCCATAGTGACTTTAGTATTATAATTACGAACGCAACAATACCGTGTCATCTGAGGCACGTATAGGATACCTGAAAATATAGGCAAACGCCATTCAATTTTAAAATTGAGTCGCGTTTTCCCCCCTCACTGGCATACCTGTTACTATGTCATTATATTATCCGACATACCGCCTTGAGATTGTTGTAACGGATGCTGGCTCTGCGTTTTATCCTCCAGTAGGGACGAAGGAGAGTCTTTCGGATCAAAATGCCGGCTATGATCTAAAGGTTGTTGTAGACCAGCCGTCTACGCAGGTTCCTGTGCTTGTTCCTCTGGGTGTAAAGGTCCGCATGGTCCGCATGACTCAGTATGCTCCGCACAAGGCTCTTGCCATTGAGGAGGATTCGCACTTTACACTCGAGCCTCGTTCATCAATCTTCAAGTCTGGATTCTTTATGGCAAATAGCCGTGGAATCATTGATAAGAGTTATCGTGGTGAGCTGAAGGCCCCGATGGTCTCACTTCCTTCTATGGAAAAGTCACTGGAGGCTGGAACTCGGCTATTTCAGATTCTGGCACCTGAGATGGGCTATATTGAGTCTGTGGAATACGTGAAGGAGCTGCCTGAGACGGTAAGGGGGGAGGGTGGGTTTGGAAGCACGGGTCTAAAGTGAAATGCTAGTATAGGCTAAGAAGTAGATGGACATATCTCAGAAAGATGCGTATGGAACAAAACAACCAAGGGGGGCTGCGACAACACTCTTAGACTTGGCAACAAGAGATATTCAAGATAATATTCTTTTTCCATTGAATACAAAGATTACACGGTTTACACGAGATGAATCTGTACGCACGGTTCCTATGGTGACTGTTTTACGCGAGCATACATTTCGTGGTCCAGCAGAACTAGGACAAAGATTTACATTTGAGTTAGGAGATACAAACTGTGGGGATCTGATTCAAGGCATTTTTATTCAGTTACAAGTTGGAGATTGGTTATCAGAGCTAACACGTAGTAGACTTACTACAGGAAACTTAGTCTATAATAACCCTGCCAGCGCATGGACTTATATAAATTCCCTGGGTTCTTCAATTATTGAAGAGGCAACACTTGAGGTAGACGATCAAATCTTAGAAAAGATTACCGGTGATTCTATCAATATTGTATCATTGTTGTTTCCTGATCTGAATACACAGATTGGACTTTCTGAAATAGAGGGTCGCAAATCAATTGATGATGTAAAGAAATGGGATGGTTCAAGGTTGCTTCCGACAGAAGAATCTTGGATTACGGTGCCACTAGTATTTTCTATGTTACGAGAACGTCTAAGGTCTACATTTCCTCTCCTATCTTGTCGCGCAGGAACCATGCGAATCAGAGTGACATTAAAGCGCTTTGACCAGGTGGTAAGAATTGTTTCGGGTCAAAGGGCATCTTGTGAGGATACACCCCTTGGTAAAATATTCTCATTACGTGATACGGCTTATAATATAAATAAAACAAATAACATACCAATATCATTGGACCCCCCTATTCTAAAAAATATTCAACTGCTTACAAGTGGAATATTTGTAGAAGGCCCTTATCGTGAAAAGTTATTACGGGAACCTTTTGAGCGCGCATATCGTGAAATACAGCAATTTGACTTTACCGAACCCTTGAAATATGTAGTGAATAAAAGCGAGAATGACTTAATTACAGTTCAACTACCTCTTGAAGCGAACCAGCCTATAGAAGAGATTGTCTGGTTTCTTAGAAGGAAGGCAGCAGTTACATTGAATAATGATTGGACAAATTATAGTGCCACATTGGAAAAAGATTATCATCCTACATACGGTCCTTTAGAGCCACTCTTACAACACGCAAAATTACAGGCAAATGGTATTGATATTGTAAGTCAAGATGAAAAATGGTTCCGTTCTCATATCTCGCGTGCCCACAAGTCTGGAAGAGTAGCCTATGATTCATTTATATATGGATATTCCTTCGCAAGAAATCCAGGAGAACATGACCCGACCGGCACAATCAATGCCAGTCGTCTGAGTTCATTGCGCCTAAGCTTAGATGTAAAACCTCCTGGAGGATCTTCAGATTCTGAGTGGGAAGTTCACGTATTTGTCTTTGCCTTTCAATGGATAAGATTTGGTAATGGAATTTGTAACAAGGTATTTATTGATTAAATTTGAAAGTCTAATACATATTTGTAATAGTATACAAAGATGCTACCAGGGAATAGTGAATTCACTGCTGACTTCTTTGACAAATCATCAAAGGCGTGGATGGAAAATAAGATTCGTAGAGGCCAATCCATGGCATACAAGTGTTCAATGGTATGTAAGAATGGTGAGCAATGCTCTCGTGGTAGCATTGGATTTGAAGCTAAATTTTGTAAGCAACATACGAAATTGAATAAGAAGACTCGCTAATTATCTACAAACAAAGCGGTGATGATTATTAGAAAGGATGGTGGTGGCGTTACTTAAAATTATATCAACGGGAATGCAGGATGAGCGATTACAACCACCTAAGGAACAACCAAGCATTGATTCTTTTTTAACGGTAATCATAAAAGCAGGAAGATATGGAACAAATTGGGCAAGAATTGATTTTGATACATTACCTGATTTCGGAAAGGCGTCGGTTGCTCGTCTTCCAACACAAGGTGAGTTGATTGGTCGTGTATTTTTGGTTGTTCAGATGCCTGATATACAAACACCGCAAGTTAAAGCCCAGAATATAAATAATTCATATCAATTTGCGGGTCCGCATTTCAGTTGGACAAATAGTCTTGGACATGCCCTTGTAAATCAAGCGGCCGTTCATATTGGTGGTTCCTTGGCGGATACGATACCTGGAGCTCTTATGGAAGTCTTAGATGAATTTCAGACACCCTTAGAGAAAACAGTAGAATCGGGTCGTCAGCTTTGTAGACTGGATAATGGATTTACAGATACATCTTTTGGTCTAAGTTCTACTTCGCAACAAGTCGTAACACATTTGCCATTTTGGTTTAGTCGTGGAGACCCTGGCTGTTTACTACCGATTGATGCATTAAATGTAGACGAAGTTCGTGTAACCATCCAGTTTAATCCGATTAATAATTTATACTATACACAGTCTCGGCGACTAGGTTCAAATGGAAGACAGGTTGAGTCACAGACGCCAGGAGAGGCATTATGGCCCATGGGAGGCTCACCTTTTTATTATGTGGATCCGAGTGGCAATGGTATTCCTAACTTAGAACCCATACGATTCCCTGGTGGTAAATTTACAAAATA